CATAATCTGAACTGGTGTTCTCTGTCAGTTGCATGAGCTTTCTGACCTGGCGTGGCCCGACTACAAACACTTTGGGCACATCGGGGTCAATGTTGTTGTTCATGAAAATTTCTTGCACTTCCGTTACCGAATCGAAAGTGATGCCTGAAGCATAACCGGCACCGACAATTTGACTGGCAGGTAAGGGAATAAGGGTGACACCGTCACCGTCCAGTGCATCACTGGTGGCGGCAGAAATAATCTCTCTATCCCATGCACGTTTAATTGACATCGCCAGCGATTCGGTCAAATTGCTGTTTGGGGTCAATCAACATTTGAACGATATCTTCCGCTTCAGTCGAATCCGCGTTGTGATATGTTTTCGCCACTGACAAACGTCTTGACCAAACAGTGTCGGCCACAGGTGTTGCTACAAGACGGCCACCTTTAAGGCTGGCTTCAGTCGAGCCTAAGCGTTCCCAGGCATGATCTTTTGAGTTAACACCGCGTTCAGTAACAATACCGCGCAGTTTTGATTGTGATTGTTGGGCTAAGTGTCGAAGCGTTCTTTCGAACGTCGAGATATATACTTGATCAATGGTAGATGCCATGACGCGAACCTCACGTAAAAGTTAATAAACTTTCGTCGTAAGATAGGCATCATGTGATGGTCTTTTTTGACTTACTGATATCTGTCAGTCACAGGGTCTTATCAGGTCTGTAAAAGATAAGCTGATAAACACTGTATACTACTGATGTTAAGTAATGTCAAACTTTGTTACCCTGCCAGTGCCATGCGTAATTTATCGGCATCTGTCAGTACACGCCCCGCCTCAGCTATTCGGCCCAGCTCTAACACCTTCTCAATTGCGGCTTTGTGTGCGGGGTCTGAAGGCTGCCAATAGGCATGTTCTTTGTTGCCCATAATCTCATCAATCTGACTGCTCGCTTCAGAGGGCACCATTGCTGCACTGGGGTCATTAGGCTGTCTACCGATCTCTAATGCATTACCCTCAAAGCCTTTAATGACATAATCTAGCGCCTTCATATTGGTTGAATCAACCTGACCGCTTTCAATGGCCTCAATGAATCCCTCACTGAAACCGGTTTGTTTGGCAAAGTGCTTAATGGTCTCAACCTTGCTTTGATATGCACTGCCCCATTCGGTTTGTAATTCACTGCGAGCATCTTTCAGGCTGTTGGTTTGTGCCAGGGTACTGGCGTTGTAATCATCGACAATGCCCCCTGTAATTGCTTTTAGTTGTGCTTTGGTTAAGCCTGCGCTATGGGCACGGCTCACAAGGCTGGTCATGTTTTCTTTCATCGACTCAGGGATATCCGGCAACTCATAACCGTCAACTTCTGCGGGCATACCCAGTGTTTTCATCACCGCTTTAAACGATTCGGGGTCGTCCTCTTTGGGCTTGTACATCAGGTCAGGGAGCTTTGTCATAAGATCATTTCTAAATGCACTTTGATCTTCAGGGGTGGCCTCTGCACTGGGTATTCTCAGTGCCGTGCTCATGAAGTTGCGCCCATCAATGGCAATTTTTGCCAGTGTTTCAATGCTGTTGACGTTTTCTAACACGCCGCTTGATTGCATTTCAACCGGTAAGCTTGTGCGCCAGTCTTCAGGCAGTTTGTAGTTTTCTTCACTCATGATCTTTCCAGTTTAATAGTTGTTTTAAAAAGATGACCACATCACGGCGGCCTAAATTGTAAGCTGTTCTATACGGGTCATTATCAAATAACTCCCCGTGATAGAACTCATCTTCAATCACATCAATCAGGTCTTTACCGATCTCGCTGTTCATGAAGTTTTGTACTCGGGCTGATTTTTTAGCCAGCCTTTTTCTGACCTTATCTAAACTCATTGCACGGCTCCCGCTTCAGCCATTGCCTGCTCACCCTGTGCCTGTGCCTGCATTGCCTGGCCTTCACCCATTGCCATTTGAAGCTGTGCCGCTTGTGCTTCCTGTTGTTTCTGAGCATCTACCATTTGATCAACCTCTTCTTTGCTGCGGATAATGGTGGCGGGGATGTTTAGCGACTTTGCCAACTCACGGCCCATTGCCTGTGCATCCACTAACATGGCAAGCTCGGGGTAGGCTTGGCTCATCTCTGTCATGGCTTGTGTCCATTGCATAATGGCTTGCACCTGATCGGTTTTCTGAGCACGCCCCATCGGGCCAATATACTCAATGTCCAAATCCGCTTTAATGGCGGCAAGCTCAGGCGGCATTTCTGGCAGCTCACCGGCACGTAATAGAATTTTAAAGGTACGTTCTATCATCGGGTTTAGAAAATCGGTTTGTAACCTGCCGAGCACCGGCCCTAATAATCGTTGCATTAAATCGTAGCGTGCATTGACTTCAGTCGCGGTCATGGCGGGCGACTCTTTAAGCTCTAACCGATCGACTAAAAACATGCGATTAATGTTCATACGAAGGTCACGAATCATATTGTCAGTGACATCAAAACGCGCCCCTGACTCATAGGGTTTCGCGCCGTTAATATCTCGTACAACGGTCATTCCGCCAGGCTCTAAATCTAAATCTGAAAGCAGGCCGCGCTCAGTGACTAATGAAGGCGGGTCAATTGCTTTTGCCGCTGCACTGAGTCTTTGTTGAACAACTGTATTCAGTGTGACCACATCTGAGATTGCAATGGTGCCCGCGCCAAATCCCCACATGGAGCCAGATGTTTTTTGCCAGCGAGGTAAGAAAGCGGGCATCTCATAAAAGCCACCTTCATCCCCGACTTGCTCGACTGAATTATGTAAAATATATTTACTTTCATATGGGCGTTGTTTGGGTGAGAGTAGTTTGGTGGTGTCTGCTTTTTCTTTTCCCTTGCGGGGATAAATGGCATAAATTAATGTGAATTTTCGGTCTGCCTGTGCCGGTTGTTTTGACACTTCTAAAATATGGTCTGGCACTTTGTCCTCACCAAACTTTGAAACAATCTGAAGGGCTGTCCATTCAAGGCGACGAAAGAAATTAAGCACCTGGCCTTTATGGTCTTGCTCAAAATAAATCTCACGAATGGGAAGCGTTGTAAAGTCCACACCTTTCCATTCAACCTCACTCTCAGCCTCTTCAATAATGCAACTTGTACCGAATGCTACCAGGTCTTGATAGGCCTCATTTACTTCCAGATTAAAATCAGAATCTTGCAGTGCGTACCAGACTCTTTCGGCCACTGCTTGAAGCCAGGTTGTGGCCGTATCTTCAAGGTTTAAATCATCGTCTCTAAAGCGCATATTAAACCAGCGCGTAGAGGGGGACGTGAGGGCACTGTGAACAGATGAGGCGAGGGTGTTTGATGCCAGTATTGCGGTCGAGTCAAATACATCACGACCCCTGCGCCAATCAATTTCGTGCTCCGAGCTTTGCTCCTGAAAAAACTTGCCCCCCCGTAGGGGAACAATGTATTTCTCAATCAAATCCCAGTCCTGTTCGACTGTCTTTCTGATTGTCCACAAAGCATCATAACGTTGTTTAATTTCAAGGGGATTCATACACGGCTCCTACTTAATTAAATGAATGCGCGACGAGGTTTTTTTAGTCTCAACTTGATCAATGTTTTCAGAAATTAAATTCATTCCATCAATCAAAATTTTGCGCATATTTTCTTGCAGTGCATCGGCATGATGTTGTTGTGATTTGGCATAGGGCAAAGTGATTTTTAATTCAAACCACAGCTCATTATCTTCATGTGCCTGAGTGATCATGCGAAAGAATTCCTGCTCATCAATATCCGTCTGATTAATCATCCATATCTCTCCCCGTGTGCTTTTCTGTGCCGTGGTTAGGCTTGCCCGTGGCGGGGTCATAGTGGAGTTCTTTATCTAATAGGGATTGGCCTGATGTGCCTCGGTCTATGGCCTCTTTAGCGACATCATCCCCGTGCATGGGCTTTTCGTGATCTGACTTGTGTTTCATGGTAATATCTCCTATAATGTAGTAACTTGTAGAGTTACTAACTGGCGGTTGAAAAATGGATGAAAATTTATTGGATGTACTGAGCAAAATTCAGGTAAAATAGATTAAAATGGATGGTGTTATTAGCCGTTTAATTACACTCGTAGAAGAGCAAGACAAAATAAATGAAAAGCAGAATTTAATAATTGAAAAGTTACTTCCTTTACTTAAAACAGATTAAATAAATGCCCGTTTTACTTTGGGTTTAAAGTATCGTTTATCAGGGCGTTCGGCATGTCGAATACTCATCACGGCATAACGAGTTGCCGCCATTAAATCATCATCCTTATCAATTATTTTATGGTCTTTATGATGATAGTTTCTGAACTCTTCAAACCATTCATTCAAATGCCCAAAAACTTTAAGCCGCCCCTCAATCATGCGCGTGGCCATGTCCACAATACCTGGCATAATTTGAATGCCGCCTTGCCCTTCCTGCTGTCCTTCTTTGGGGGGGTTAGTGAATTTTTCAGGAAGCAAATTACAGCCATACATGCGGTATTGATTCTGAATAGAATCGCCCATACCAAACTGTTTATTTCCATCGTGTGGCCAACTGATTGGCGTCACCCCTCCATCACGCTGATTGATGTAGGGCGCAATCTCTACAATCTCCCGTTTTTCTACGCGAATCAGATCATAAACATAAACAGTATTGGTGTTTTCATCCACGGCTACCCAGACAATTGCAGTGGGGTGAGTGTAGCCAAAATCAATGGCTGCAATGCGCGGCCATGAAGCGGGTATGTCAAATGCATCGATGGCAATATCCTCTTGCGCATATGGGAATACTAAACCTGAACCCAGTACCGGCTCACCCTCTGACCTGAGTTTTATCTCATGGGGCATCATCGCTTTTACGGCATCTGTAATTTTCTCTTCAGTTAAATGCCCCTCAGCCCCCGACATCCGGTGTTGCACTTCAAACTGAACAGAATACTTGCCCATGTTCATGAAAAACTGTGAGCCTGAAACATCTTTCCATCCGGCTTTATGTAAGCTCCAGGCTGAGTCCTGTGCATCCATTAGTTTGACTACACCGGTTGTGCCATTCTCAGGGGTGAAGGTCATTAGAATAATCCCCCCTGTGTCAATTACAGAGCGTATGGCTTGCGACATAATCGCTTCGGGTGGCTCTTCATCTAACCAGTTAATATCGGCCTTGTGCCCCATCCATGTTTCTTTAGGCATGTCATAGGCGAGCAGGGTAATTTTCGATAAGCCCCCTGAGACGTGTTTAATGTGTACGTGGTATTTTGCCTCTGGCACCCCAGGCTTTCTCATGGTCTCGCCAATCATTGACTTAGGTATCCAGCCTGTGCCCCAAGCTGTATTTGAGGTGGGGTCGCCAAACAATGCGTTTTGAATTAGATCGCGGGTTTTCTCATTGTTCTTTCCTGCGACCACAATCCTCACCGGTTGATCAAATCGCCTGCCCTCCCACCAATCGGGATAAAGCCCCGTAGCATGGAAAGCAATCTCAGCCCCCCCGCTGTGTGTTTTGCCAATGCGATTACCGGCCCGTAAGCACCTGAATTTATTCTTATCGTTGTGAAAAGTGACTTGATACTGATAGGGGTCGTAGTGATCTAATGCATTGGTTGTTTCATGCTCTTCTAACTCACGGTATAAATCGTCAAGTTCATACATTAAGCCCGACACATCGGCTTGATTTTCCATTGTTAATCCTCTATATTGTGCACATACATTAAAAATGAGGCTTACATCCTGTGATATACAAAATTCAGCGCCCCCTTATCTATTGTTCAAATCGACCAGAATGCTTTCTCTATAATGAAGATCGAAGCCATAAGACTCATATCGACCTAGGCGACTTAGGCGAATTAGATATTTTTTTTGGTGAACGCTTCAAAGTCTATGTAGAAGCTGAAATTACTAAAACACCGGAAGGCACTAAACTTACTATCCAGCATGAAGTGGAGGGGCTGGACTGGTGAAAGGCACTTACAATATTTATCAAAGTGTCATTGATTTTTTAACTCGCCATGCCCGAAAGCAAAAACTGGGTAAATCTGCGAGCATGGAAGAATGCATTCTCTATATATTGAATCATGAAAAAATACAAACCCAGGCCTTTGAACAGGCCATCATGTCTGCCGAATATTATTGGCGAAAACATTCCCGCGTTGTTATATTCCCTGAGTCCGTCAAAACACTGGAGCGTATTCAGCAAGTTAAATTATCCATTAAAGATATGGGGCTGATTTCATTCCCCCACGAATCCTTTTACCTGGCATTCCCTAAAGATTATAAAATTGCCGGTCTCCCTGCGGCGGGTTGTCTTGTGTCCTATATGGGGGCTGATCAAATTCGTAAATTATCACAGAATTTTTATGATGTATTTCTACCCAACGCTGAAATAAACATACAATTTTCCCCCTCATTTATGGGAAATAAAAAAGGCATTACAATTATTTATGTCACACCCACAGAATCAGTAATGGCCCACAGTAGACTGTCCTATGACAGCTACAGCCTCACAGAGTTATTAAGCTTAAATAGCTGGCAAGAGTACAAAGAATTCACAACTGGATACAATTCCAGACTTGTGGGTAACTTAATCCCCAGCAATCCATTAGATGCACAGTACGAATTTGAATTAATACAGTTAGTCGCCCGAATTGGTATATTTTCCAGTGCCAGCCCAGATGGATTAATTGAAGGGTTTCCCACTATCCGCCCCAAACATCTCGAACCTAAAGGGCTTAAATACAAAGACATTACATTGCACGTCAAAGGCTCACAGTCTGCACATTATCGAAGCTGGTATATTCGACAATTAATGGACAAACGCTATTATAAAAATGAACATGCCAGTGAACCCATCGGCTCACGGTTAGTATTTGTGTCATCCTCTCATGATGATTTAAAAATAGAACCGGAAACACTCCTATGAACTTAGCTCAAAAATTCAGATATGCAAAAGGAAACCAAAGATTACTATTTAGAGCATCAAGTCAGTGCCCACCATTTTGATGGAGAAATGGAATTATTTTTATTAAAAGATAAATCAATACTTCAGGTTATCAGACTAGAAAGTGACAATGCTCAAATGACTGTTATTGACCCTAAAGATGCAAAAGCCTTTAGCAAACAGTTGATTGCTAATGGCATTATTGAAGAATTAATTAAGGATATCCGTAGTGAAAATAAATAAAGGCTCATTTCATCGGTGTGAATATCTGATTAAAAATATTAATGATCTATTAAATGCCCATGAAGGGCTGGCCAGAATGCATCTAACTGAATACAAGCTGCATAAAATGATTATAGAAGAGTGTAATAAGTCCATTGACCAATTGGAGTTAGCCAAAGATGAAGCCACTAAACTGTAATAATTGTAGCGCCTGCTGTAAGTCTGATGCTGTGTTTCTGCATTTTAATGACGACCCCACAGAGTATGAAGTAGAAACACAAAACGGGCGTTTAATGCTGGCCCATAAACCGAATGGAGATTGTATTTACCTGACAGATACGGGGTGTGGTATTTACAGCAAACGCCCCTCATCCTGTAGAACATTTGATTGCCGTCTAATCTTAGAAAAATTTGGTGAGCAGCAAATGATACACATGGCTCAGAAAGGGATATTGCAACCCAAGATTCTACCCGCTGCATTGAGACACATGGATGAAATATAAATATATTAGCCGTGTGAAGAGTAAAGATGCATACACAAATGGCTGGCAGGTCAAACTCCCCTTAATTGATAATGGAAAAATTGAACGTTATTCCAGTGCCAGGCATACGTGTTTTTTTTCCATCTCTACCTATAAAAGTGTTCAAGGTACGCTGTTTAGCGCAATCAAATACAGAGACCGGTATCTTACAAAAAATAAAGCCCTGTACCTGCTGAACAGTGATGCCCGCATAGGAAGTGTTTATATAAAATCCCCCCGTAATAGCTCGGGGGTTATTGGTGTGGCTTTAACTACTCAAGTCACAGTGTCCGGTATTTATTATGCCTATAAAGCGGTTTGGACAGTGAGAGAAAATGGTAAAACTCGACAACGATCAAAAGAGTTCAGCTGTCTAAAGATGGGGGAATGTGGAGCGTTCAAAAATGCCTGTGCTTATCGTTATCTGAATAAGAGCACAATCATTATTGTGAATGAATCAAATATTCCCTGCTTACCCGATGTTCCCTATAAAATAATAAAAGAAGAGTAATATGCACTTATCTGCACAGTTCCAAAATGGTATGCGAGATTTAAACAATGATGAAGATGGCATAAAGGCCCTATTTGACCGCTTTAATGATTTAAAATTAATTGCTGAACGCTTTAAACTCCCCCACTATCCAGAGGCCTATCTAATTATATTTAGCGATCGGTCATTGATGCAAATAAAAGTAACCGGTAAAAACTCTGAACTTATGTCCGTTGCGCCAGACGATGCATCAGGATACATTAAAAAAATGATTGCCACCTTGCCTGAAAAAGAAAAAAAACGAATAGTAGAGGCTATTATGAAAATGAGAAAATCAAATGAATGAAGACGAAGCTTCAAAACTTGAAGAGGTCACAGGCACAGCCGCATATGCCTTTTATTCAGCCTGTATTAAAAGCTCTATCAAGAAACTGTCTGAAGATAAATTCATGCAAGATGATATAGCAGGGTTTTATAAAGCTAAAAGCAAGAGTATCAAAGCACAGCATTTTATATTCTTTGTTGATTTTTCCTGCTTAGTTATTGTTAACAAGCATCAATTTGAAGTGCTGGCCCCACAAGATACGATGGGGTTAATAATAGACCTGCACCCCTTTAATCAAACAATGGACAAGTGTGCTGTCATCAAAAAAGATTTGCATTAAAGGAGAAATTATTAAGGATGCCCATATAACAAAGGTATTAATTAATGACTAGACCAATGAAACCCATCCGCAGTATTAAAGAAACAAATAAGAAAATCCCTACCATAAAAAAGGCAGTGACTAAAAAAGTTAATGCATATGCCTTTTTAGAAGAACCCAAGGTTATACCTAAAGATAACACCCGACTGGTCACACAGGCATTCGTTGTGGTCGCAATTATGGCCGTCCTTATTACCAGCACACTGATCTCTATTGTGATGGTGGAGTGGTTTTGCAAATGAACAGGAAAACAATATGACAAAATGTATGGCAAAGAGTCTGGCTGAAGCCTTAGACATATCATCAGGTGATGCATCAGCAAAGTTTGATCTACTCCTAAAGGCAGGAAAGGAAACAATTAAGGGCACGATTGAATGTGGCCCAGCGACTCTCTTCAAAATGAAGGATGATTCTGTGCTCATTATATCCCGTGATAAAGCGGGTATTCTGATGGATGTAATAGAGCCTGAAGAAATCACCCCATTTGAAATCGGTTTCTATGTGGGTGGCCAGAATGAAGCCCCCAAGGAAACCCCTGATAACCCCACTGATAGCCTCCTTAGGGGTAAATGCCAGTATATCGCTGGCTGTCTGGAGGTCTGTCTGGTCGAGTCTGAAGCCCAAAAAACTGTGTCCATCAAGAACGCGATAGACTTCCTTAAAAAGATTTAGCCATGTCATGCCCAGATGGGCTTAAACCTAGGAAAAGACACATGACAGAACCCATAAAACAGCCTGAATCCATTGCCCTGGCATTGGCCACCCAGCTGATTAAGCACAATAAAACCCCAGCCGATAGGGAAAGAATCATTAAACAGGTGCAAGATGAAGACCTAATAGCAGGCGTTCTCCATCACAGTGAGTCAACTAAATTCTATCTAATGACAGATAATTCAATCCTTATCAGTCAGGAAAAGGACAGTACCAGACGTTTTGATATCGTTGACCCCAATGAATTTGAAACCTTTATGCTGGGCTATAGCCTCGGGAAAAACAAATGAAATGCACCGCTGAACATCTCTACCAACAAATAGGACTCCTCGATGATGAGGACAACGAACAACGCGTAAAGCTCATTAAAGAATATATATTAAAAGACCTTATCACCGATACAATCAAATCAGGGGAGACTATCCTCTTCAGAATGGATGACCGATCAATGCTGGTCTTTACCGACTGCACAGAAGATGGACTCCCAGGTGTCTCCATAGAATGGTTTGACAGGGACAGAGGCATCAAATTCCTTAAACAACTCTCTAAAAGTGGAACATCTATAATGAATAGCCAACAACTCCTTGATGACTTTAATAAACTCACAGACAGCGTTAACCAATATCTATGGATGATCGACATCGCACGAGAGGCAAGAGAAAACGGCAATATATGCCCCTTCACCCTCGCACTCGATAACGATCGAACCCTATTAACCTTTGACGATATAGACGATCACGGTGTACTCATCAACACCCTCGGACAAAGCAGAGGCACCGCAGAACTACTACAAGCCCTCCACATAGATGCAGAGTATGCATAGCGTGGAACATCTATTATCAGTTCTTATAACCCCGTATAAATCCTAACCTTGAACAAGAGAATGCACCTCTTAGAGGCGTGGAACATCTATTATCACCCCCACCCATCCAAATATAAGCTGATTTAAGCAGAACAAGGGCTTAGTTTAACCAGAACAAGGGCTTGGTTTATCCCCCTAATGATAGTTTGGGTATAGTTTAAGAACGCGTGGATGGCGACTCTCGGGGGGTGGGGTGCCTCATTAACAGCATTATTATTTATATAATTATCAATGACTTACACTATCAACGGACTATCAATCCGTTTGTAATGCCGCTACATCAACCTATCAGCCTGTTTGTCACTCATTAATCACACAATGGCTCTATATCTATAGTATTGATCTTGTCTTTATCTATTGATGAATAGCCCTGAGAGGCCCATTGCAGCTATCTAAGGGGATATTAGTGTGAGTAGACCTAATAACATTAAACAGCTAACTTAAGTCTAAGCAGGACAGCTAACTTAAGTCTAAGTAGAACAGGAACAGGAACAGGTCTAAGTAGACCAGGACTAAGTAGACCAGGACTAACCAGGAACAGGACTAAGTAGACCAGGCAGAACAGTTAAGTATATACAGTCTTAATACACTGCTACACCGCCATATACAGTACTTACCTGTTATTCTTTGTGGGGGATTTTGTTAGCCAGTTTAAGACTATATATAGAATGAGTAGAACCTCACCTGTCATTAATATTAACATTAATCCGATATAAAGCATAATCAAAGCCTCTTGCCCGTTGCTTGTTCTATTCTTTCCTTAGTTGCCTTAATCTCATCCTGGATGTCTACCCTGTCCCTTTTATCGTCGTTACTTAATTTAGGCTTGTTCTTTCCAGAGTACTCTATTAATAGTGCCGCGGCCTTTAATCTGTTCGTCTCGCCGGTGTTTTCATCTGCTGCCATTTTGTATAATACTGAATAGCCCAGGGTTGCACCCTCGATCATCCGCTTGATCAAGCCCCTGTCTATATTGTGTCTTAATCGCCGGTGAATCTCATGTGCTCTCTGTCTTGTCACATCACAATCAATGCCTGCTCTTTGTGCCGCTGTCCTTAATGCACCTACCTTGGAACTGGGATTGTCTAAATAGGCGCTAATGTAGTGTTGATCAAGTTCAAAGACACCCATCCGCCCCTTATCTACAGTGATTAATACACCATCTTCAATAATGTTTTGCTCTTGATCGGTTGTCATGGCGGGTTGTCCTGAAGTTTGTATAAAATAATTAACATAATTACTTGTGTTCATTGATCATTGGTCTATAATCTGATTATCAACTAAATAAAACGAGGCTTAAAACATGTTTAAAATTGAACGCACTGACCGTAACGAAGTTACTCTAACCATACTTAATATAGCTATCAGCTTTGAAAGCTTTAACCACAAAATACTCCCTGTTATTTCTTTTTATAAAGTCTAATCACAGTTTAAGCCCCTTTTAATAGGGGGCTTATGCGGTGAACATACCGATAACGAGGCTTAAACAATGAAACATCAAATAGTAACAATCCCCTATGACCTGGCCACTGAACTTGAATGTGTCCTGCTATCAGTTAATGACAATACAGCTCAATGTCTCTATATAGATGATATGACCGTTTTTGAAGTTGAAGAGCATGAAATTACTTATACAGATGATACGATCTCAATTGATACGGTTGTTATCGCGGCTAGCTATCAAGTTGAATACATTGAAGAAATCGTTATGGAAGGGGCGGCTTAATGGAAATCATGGCTTATGCACCCACCCTTATCTCTTTGCTTTTGCTTATCATTAATCTTTAGAGGCTTAAATTATGGCTACACTTACAACTCTTGAAAGAACTGTTAATGCTTACATTAAGTGCGCATTGTTGACTAGCATTGACGACAACGGCACTGCTTATGATGTGAGTTTTGCGGTAGATG